CCGCGCTAGGTAAATGGTCCTCGTACTCTTTATAGGCCTCAGCCTTAACAAGAATATAACCTTTTGTTATATCTATGTCCTCTATGTATGCAACTAAGCGCAAAGTTGGAAACTCTTTACGTGCCCTGATAATGCGGGCGTTGACATCCTCGTATCCTTCTAAGAAATTACTCATCGCTTGGCCTCAGCTTCTTTTAGCGCCTTAGCTATATTACGCCCACGTAGGTAACCTTCACCTAGGCCTACTTTGTAGCCCATTTCATAAGCTGCATAAATAAATAAGCCCATAAACAGGCAAACCATACCTACTACCATCAAGTCTAAACTATTCATTTTTCGCCCTTTGTTAAGGCCGATGAGCTACCTACCCGGGTAGCCCTCCCGGCGTGTGTAGTTAAAGTATGAACCTACCCACCGACAAAAGGCAACGCGACACGCTCTACTTAGATAATCTGTCCTCTAGCAACATTTCATAGATTTTATCCACGCGTAACTCAATACGCTCAACGCGCCCTACTAGGTTATGCCCGCCGTTGCCGTCAGGCTTAAGCTCGGATAGGTAGTACTTAACAAGATGGCGCACAAGCCCAGCCATAAGCCCTGAAAGCGTAGCAATCCCCAACGCTACCGCTATATATGCCTGGGCCTGCGACACTTACTTAGCGCCTATTCCCAGTTGCTTTTCATTGGGTGCTAGTGCCTTTAGTACTGGCCCAATTAGCCCAGCTAGAAAAGCATTAGCTAGTACTTTAGGGTCTGAAATCCCGCTGAGATACAGCGCACCCACGCACGATAGAGCTGCACGTAGGTAGGACAAGGCCGCGGCCTTTAGTTGCTCTTGCATTGTATTGCTCCTAAATGCCCTTTAGTTGATTTGTTTTAGTACAAAAACCGTGTTGATGCCTGAGGCCACAATTCCATAAAGGCCTTCATTATCGCCGACAGGTAACTCCATTTTATCATCGGTGTCTAGCTTGTAACCGTTTGCTGTAGTTACGTTGCTACCACCTATGTACGTGGCACCGCCTGAGTTATGCAGCCATACGGTTTGGTCAAAAGTTGATGCAGCTACTAATAACGTAGCTGTAGTACCTACGCTTACTTGTGCGCTAGTTGGCATTTTCTATTCCTAACTTAGTAATTAAAACCCTGACCTTTTCAGGGCTTAGTGCTATCTCAAAATGCATTTCGTCTTTTCTAGTCCAATCCCCGCCCCAGGTTAGCCCGTACTTTTTAGCCAGGGCTCTAATCATCGGTACCTTAGCTGCATCAAACGTGCCTACCTTGCCTAAAGGGTGTTTAGTTGCGTTGAGGTCTATAGCTGTGCCGCTGGCGTGGTTACTAAGTTTACCTATTACACCTCTTACGTCTCTGTATGCATAGCCCCAATCGTCAAAGGTGCCGCCCTCTATTGGCTCTATTAGCTCGTTAAACTCTTTAGCAAAGTTAATAAGCAACGGCGCTACCTTTTCAGCGCAGCGTATTTTAAGGCTTGTGCCCTCTACCTTAAAAGGCTTTACGCCTATCTCAGCCTGCTCCTTAGAAGCTGGCCAGCCGTTGTAGCTAGTCTGCATCTGTAACTATTGGTGTGAAGTGTTCCGCCTGTGCCAGTTGCGCTTCATAAGCCTCTTTGGTCATTGAGGTAAATTGCTCGTTGCCGTGGTCTATTGTGACATATTCAACTACATCACCAGTCATAAAATTGGTTACTGTCTCATAGGTTACATTGTTCATTTCTATAACTCCGCACTTAGTCCGAGATACGCTGCTGCATTATTTTGATTTATTATCATATAACTTTGAGTGGTTGCAGTTAAACCGCTTGCCACAGTAATGAAAAGTAAAGTTATATCTGGTGCTGCTTGTGAAATTGTGCAACCAGTTACAGTATAACTTGCAGTAATTATTTGTAATGCCAATAAAGAAAAATCAACACTTGTAGGAGCAACACGCATTGTTACTGGATGTTTAATCTGTTGATAAGAGTTAGTAGTACTGCCAGCAATACCGCCTGAACCTTGATAAACCAACGCTCCAGTATTGCGGAAGTAGTAACGCTGGCAAGCGGCTAATTCTCCTTGAAGTGTTCCTGTTGCAGTTTGGAAGGCGGTGGCAACCGAACCATCTTCGGCTTGTATTCCCCAAATGTCAATAGTTGCATTTTGGATACCTAATGAACCAGTACGAGCATTCAAATCACTTCCAGCAGAAGTGTGAAAACGAATTGGTAAACTAGAACTATTGCTATCTGTTCCAATTGTTTTGCCGCTTATAGAAGGAACAGAAACGGTTACGGAATACCTAGCCCAACTTGTTGAAGTTGTAACTTGCCCTGCATAAGTATTGACAGTTGATGATGGACTGCCACCAGTACCAAAAGCCTGTGATACTTCAACAGCAATCTTTGGCGTTCCACTTGCAGCCTTAGCCCAGAATGAAATAGTAATAGTTTGTCCAGCAAAAGTTCTTACATCTTCAACTCTTTGATGTATTTGAGTATTTGCGCTAGCCAATGTCTGTCCCGTTGTTGCTGCACGAAGAAAATTTATTGCTTCATAACCGCTAACAGGTGCTGTCCCAGGAGTAAATGTTTGAGCAGAAAAAGTAACAGTACCGTCAGAAGAACTTGTTATCCATCTATCAAAACCATATGTGCTTGCAGTTGCAGTAGTGCTAGTGAAGGCTCTTTGATTTATTCTAAAGTCACCATTGATAAACTTATTCTTGCCAGCAGCATAATTCTCTTGATAAGAAAGTCCCGTTGAGGTGGAACTATCTGCTACAAGAGTTTCGCCGTTGTTGCCTACTGCAAGGCGGGCGGGTGTGTCTGCTCCACTAGCTGCTACTAAATCGCCCTTAGCATCCACAATGCTATTTTGGATTGCGTTGCTATCGTCAAAGCCAACCCAGGCTGCACCTGAGTAGGTAAGTACTGCATCGGTGTCTTTTAAATAACAGCATTGGCCCTCTTGTGGTGAGGTTATAGCTGCATCTCTAGCCGCCGCTGAGGCAAACACTAGTACGCCTTGCATTAGGTAGCCGTTAGTGTCAGCTGCCGTAAGTACCTCGCCAGTAGTAAAGGTTTTAAAACCTAATCCAGCTGCCATAGTCCTAGCTCCTTAATAACTTAATACGCCGCTGTCAAGCAGGCCGTATATGGTTGAGTCTAATATAAAGCCGTCAATAATTGGCTCTAAAGTGGTAAGTGTTGTTTTCCAGCTATTAGGCGTGATGCTTTGAGCAACGCCAAACACCTGCAAAGTCTTAGTTAGGGTTGAGCCCCCAGGTTGGTTAGTTGTAATAGTTACCGGGTCAAAGTAATCCAGGTCTAGCGCTGCAATAATGCCTAAGTTGTAATTATCGGTATAGAGGTCTAACTGAATAGCATCGCAGCGAATACTAGTCTCAGCCCTAGATGCAACGTATGCCTGTGCGTAGTCCAGGGCCACGGCATCTGTTTCCATTAGCAGGTTTTGCTGGTTGTAACTATGCACAAAGTACTTATCTATGCTCGCTGGGTTTGTAGCTACCTGGGCCGTGCCGCCTGTGCGGGTAACGCTTGCTGAGTTGTAAACTAGCGTATCGTCAAGGCGCCACACCGCATTAAAGTAACTAATATCTGTACCGTCATCGTTAAATACTGTAGGTGTAGCTCCTGTACTGCCTGCCGTTACGTTACGGTCTTGAAAGACAAACGAACCAGCGGCATCTACATACAAAGCCCCGTACTCGCTAATTTCTACAGTCTGCATAGCTGCAAGGCTTGTGCGGGCTGTGCCCGGGTCTGCTTGCATTGTCGTTAGCCCCGCATCTACGTCACGCATAGAGGCTGGCCAGTCAATAGCATCTAACAAGGCGTTAATTCTTGCACCGCTGAGCTGACCCGCTGAGGTACCTGCAACGGTACTAATCTGTGCATTTTGTGCGAGTCTAAAAGCATCTACCGCTTGGATAGTGGTATAAACCACATCATTAGCGTTTTTAGGTGTAGTAGTTGTATAGCTAGTAATAAAACCTGAAAAGATAGGGTAAGTAGTTGCTCCGTAGGTAGCTGTAATCTGCACCTTACGCATCGGAGTTAAAAGTTGAAAAAAAGGCCCTGTTGGGTTTTGTGGGTTAAAATTGCCGTTTTGGTCAACGATACGCAGCGATAGGGTGCCCGTTTGGAATTGGTCAGCCTGAGCGTTACGGCCTCTAATAGTTTGGATGCTATCTACTTGATTAGATACGTCCACAATAACGCTAGCGCTATCTGCTAATACGTTTGTGCCTAATATGCCGCTATCTAAAATCATAGCCTGAGCAAAGCTAGGGCCAGTACTAAAGTTAATAACAGCGTGTACTGTAGGTACGGTCATACTGCTATGGCCCCTGCGTAGGTAGTTGTATAGCCTCGGCGTGCTATCTCATTAAGAGCATTTTGCACGGCATCTACAATTATGTTTTCATCGCCTATAGCTCCAGCGTTTACGTTAACTATAACTGTGCCAGCATCGCTAGCGCCTCTGTTGCCTCTGCTTTCTTTGAGATATTCATCAACACTTGAAAAGCCTGGGGGCAAAGCCATATAGTTAGTATCGCCAATACCACCAGCTCTGCGGCCACCGCGCTCGGTTTCTGCTTCTATTATAGTAAGAAAATCATCTAAAGGACTAGTGCCAAAAGTTGAACCTCTGCCAGCATCTTTACCGCGGCCACCTACACCTGGGCCTGGCAATGCTGGGCCACCTGGAATAACAACACTAGGCATAGTTAAAGTAGGAAACTTAAACTTAGCTAGTAGGTCTAAGGCAGCTTGTAGGTTAGCCAAGTTGATTAAATCGGTAGATTTCATACCTGCTAAAACTCTGTTTATGTCTAGCAGCTTAGCATCTTGTTTTTGCAAAGCTCCTAATATCTTTAAGTCCTCGTTTAGCTTGGCCGTAGCCTTTAGTATTGCGGCCTCATCCTTTGAGGCTATGGCATCTTCTAGGGCAGCTATATCTTGCTTAATCTTCAAGCGCTGTACATCGTTGGCTATAGCTAATATCTGTGAGCCAGTAGTAGCTTTACCTAACGCCTCAGCCTGGCCTATAAGTGCAGCGTTGAGCTGGATTTTATCCATATCAAAAACATCGGTGCCTTTACCTAAGGCTAATTGACCTGCCGCTATTGCTTTGTCTAATTTTGCTTGCTCTTTTTTAGCTTTTGTTGTTGCTAGTGCCGCTGCCGCTTGCTCTTTTGCTAATTTTGCTAATTCTTTATTACGCTTTATTGCCTCGTTTTCGGCTTTTTTTCTAGCCGCTAAATCTGATTTTTGAGTATCCTGGCTTAACACGCTTAGAGCCATATTGCCGGCGCCAGTAGCTGCTACTGTTTTACCCCCTGCTTTTCCTCCACTTACGTAATAGGCAGGACTAAAAGCCTTTTGTGCAGCTGTGCCTGTTAAGGCTGATACTGCATTACCTACCTCAGTTACAACGGATGCAAAAGCTGAAGCAAGAGTATCTATTTTACTAACAAGCCCATCTACACCGTTGCTACCTGTAACTTTAATAATGGCATCTAAAAGGGCTGTGCCAATAGTTTCACTAGCATTAGAGGTAGCAACACTTAGTTTTGCCATTGACCCTGCATAAGTATCTAAAGCTGTACCACCTGCACCTGCAAAGTTTTGTCTAAGCTTGGTTTGTATTTGAGCAAAATCCATAGATTTTAACTCGGCTTTAGTGAGGCCTAAGTTAAGTTGTTTTAATCCTTCTGTATTACCTACATAAGCCTTACTCAAAATATCTACAGTACTTGCGTAATCCAGGCCACTACCGCTGGAGACATCAAAAGCCAGTTGCATTAACTCCTGGGTTTTAGTAGCTGACCCGGTAACTGTCGCTAATTGACCATAAGCTGGCCTAAGTTGGTCGTCCAAAATAGCCGTTTGCTTTTCCATTGAGGCTATAAAACTTTCGGCATCTACTGAGGCATAAGACAAACCTAGATTTTTTAAGTTACTAGCTAATATCTTTTGGGCTTTTTGGTCATCAGCTGCAGCTTTCATCGCAGCTTTTCCATAAGAGGCTATCGCTTTAACACCATAAGCAATGCCTACTGCTCCAGCTAATTTCTTAGCTGAGCCTGTTAATTTAGTAAGAGCCGTATCAGCTTGCTTAAAAGCTTTTTTGCCTACAAACTCGGCACCAAGATTTATAACTACATTAGGTTCGACTGCCATTATCGGCCCTTCATTATCTCTTTATAAAATCTTAGTTTGGCATTATCTATAGCTTGTAGTACTGCCCCATTAGTCCTGCCGCCGTCCTCTTTCCAAGCTCTAAATATTGCACGGCCTCTCATTTTGCGCGTACGTCTGCCGGCGCCTGTTTGATTGCTTGCATCAACAATTCCGCCGTATTGGTTTATAGCTTCAATAAACATATTACCGGCGCCTGGATTACTGCTCTGTGATAAGCGCTTATCGCTTCCACGTTGAGTACCGCCATAACGATAATTTTTAACTATAGGGTTTTGTTCACGCCCGTTTGGATGCACTCGGCCTGCAGTTTCATAAATTGTGCCTGCAGCCGATACGTTTACAATGCGAGCTAACGCCCTAAACCCTTGCCGATTAGGTTTGGAGGGTGAAGTTTTATATCCAATACCGGCTTTAGCTGCACGGCTATCCCATTCAGGAAAACGTGCATTTTCTGAGGTTTTACCCCAACCCGATAAAGGAGCTTCACTAGGTATAAAACCTCTAGCATCTTTTACAATAGGCTTTAAGAGGTTTGCTAATTCTTTCCGCATTTCTTTTGCTAAGTCAGGTGTAAATGCCTTTAGAGCTTTGCTTAATTGCTTAGCGCCTATTACCTCTGTTGGCATTTTGTTGCTCCTTAGCTTTATCGGTTAAAACCTTTAGCATATTCTTGAACATATGTGCATCAAGGTCTAGTAAATACTGGGGCGCGATACCCGTCTCTACGGCTAGCTGTGCAACCAGGTAACCAAAACTACCGCGCCCCACTATTGCGAAGGGTCATCGTCCAATACCTCAACCTTTGCTAAGGTCTCTAAAAACTCTGCCCCAAACATCGGTACGGTTTGCCCGCTTGCGCGTAAACACTCCCAGGCTAGCCAATACACATCGCTCTGCTTTTCATCATCTCTAAAGGCTTTATGAAAACCTTTTTTTGCATATAACTCAAAGGCCCACTCGATTTTTGGCGTTATCTGATGTTCAGATACCGTACCGTCAGCCCTTGTTATCTTGAGTTTTGCCATTGTGCTAGCCCCTTTTCTTTTTAGTTATGGTGCGGTTGTAATTACGATTGGTGAATTACAAGTAAACGTAATGCTCTGAGTACCAATATCTGCTACAGCGCCGTTAATGTCTGTGGTGTTGTTTACCAAAACAGTAGTGCTATATAGAGGATTAGAAGCTGACACTACAGCGCTTGTTTGCTTTAGTGTAAGCGGTACTGTGGTACCCCAGGCAGATTGCAACGCAGTACGGACTGAGCCCGCGCCTGTCGAAGAATCATCATTTAGAAAGTCTAAAGTGATGGTGCTAGCTTCTAGGCCTTTAACAAACTTGTGAGCAGTATCGCCCATAGCTGTTACTTCTAGCTCATCAAAGCTGCGGTTAATGGTTGCGCTAGTTGTATTTGTTGTCAATACAACGCTATTAAGCGTAACTTGTACGCCATTGGATAGAAATACGCTCACGGCCTACTCCTCTACTTTCTCTTTAGTTGGTTTATCTTGCTTTGGTTCTTCATTTTGTTTTGGTACTTCTTGCCCAATTCTTTTGAAAAAGGCTAAGTCCTCTTCTGCCCAGGCCATTTTGTCTCCTATGTCCAGCTCGTTAGTACGGATATTTGTAAATCTGCCGTTAGATAGTCACCTGAAGCAACGCTTAAAACGCTTGGAGCGCTAACAGCGGTAACGTTAAAAACAATAGTGCTACTAGCCAGCTTGTTAAAAACTGCAACTATTGTATCTTCAATACCTATAAGGTTCGAAGCGTTATCGAACATAGGCACAGTCATAATAATTTTAAAATTAGCCATAGGCGAAATGCTGGCATATGAGTTATTGCTAGGGCTTATGTATGGGTCAGCCGGAGCTACAACTATGCTGCTACTTTGCATTGTCGCTGGCGGGTAATTAAATACCGTCCACACGCCGGCGTTAGCAAGGGCTGCGGCAATAGTGCTACGTAAAGTAGTTATCGCGGCGGCCATTAGCCAACCATCGCATTAGGGCTTAGGTAAGGTGCCAGCAAACCGCGCACGGATGCCATAAGAGTATTGCTCATCTTAAATGGGCTAGGGCTATATCCATCTACGCTAGTGCCGCCGTTTTGTGTACTGAATCGGCTAGTCCAGATATTTTCTGCCAGCATTAAAGCTGCAGCGTTAATAGCTGGGGTATTAGCGTAGGTAGCCGTCTTTGTATCGTCACCTGACATAGTGCCATAAGGCAATACGCGCCTAAAGTTTTGGTCAGCCGCTACTTTTGCATATTGGATAAAGCTATAGCCCTGTGGATATTGCCAGTAATTAAGCTGCATATTAAACGCTGGCAAAATATTAGCTGTGCCTGTGCTAAATGGAATTGTGCCTGTAATTGTGTAAGTACCGTTAAAGGTTGACCCAGCCCCGGCAACTGTTACCGATTGGCCCGTAGTAAATATGCCAGGGTTGGCAACCATAACTGTAGCGACATTAGACACTAACGCGGTACCGACTACGGGCGCGTTATCAAACCATAAAAAGCCGTTTATTAAGTCTTGTGCAGCTTGGCAGGTGTCCTCTATCCAGGTGTAAGAGTCATACAAAGTGCCAACGCCCAGCGATGCTTTTAATGTTGCGGCGGTCACGTATGTAGCTGGCACTTGTGTACTCCTATCTTACTTAGGTTTGGTAGGTCTCAAAGGGCTAAGAGACCTACCAAACTATTAGTGGGTTTTTATTATGTGAGGTTAAAGCGGCGGATACCACCGGCGATATTTACCATAGTGGCCATATAACCGTAGATAGCAATTTGTACCTGAAGATTAGATACAACGTTAACTGACATATAAGCAGTTGGTGACTCAAAAACTGTGAACGCTTCAGGCGCAATAATAAACGCTGATTCGTCAATAGTTGTTGATACAACATTTCTGTCAACAAATAGGTCTAAGCCCATTACGTTGCCCTTAGCCGATGTAGTCGCAGCGTTGCCCCCGTTATTCATCGGATTCGCGGCAGAATAAATTGGGCGCCCAGTTGAATCTGTAGCCCCAAGTAGCAAGCTCCATTGTGAGCTTCCTGCTAGGTAATTCTTAGCAAAGTAGCTTGAGTTTGTGTAAGCAAGTGGTGCCTCTGTTGAGATGTATGAAATGATGCCAGCTGATGTAGCTGCTACAGCTGTAGCTTGTGTACCGCCGGCTGTAAGAGCTGCAATTACTGCAGCATCGGTTACCTTGAGATAGTTATTTGTTAACTCATTAGTAATCGCATCATAAAAGCCAGGGTCAGACCTTTCTAAAAGCTCAATGCTTAGTGTTTGCATACCACTATACTTGGAAATACTTGAAGTCAAATATTCTGAGACAGCATCGGTATTAGATACTGCTCCACCTTCAGCTTCAACTGTTACCGTTGGGTAAGTTGTAAACTTAGGACGGTTAATAGTCATACCGCTAGCTGGCACGGTTTGGCGGTCAACGCACTCAAAAGCTGGACGGCCAAAATTACCCTGTGTGGATACGATTGACTTCAGATATTGAGTAGGTGTAAAGCCTAAACCTGCAGAGGAGAAATCATCGGCTGCAGTAACGAAAAGGCGTGATTCTTCATCGCCTAGTGATGCTTTTACTTTACGTGCTGTGTACGCGCCCATAGACGTAATATCGTGGCGTACTCTTTGTGAGTTTAATGCACTTGGCATAATGATTTTACGAGCTGCCTCTACTGTAGGTGCAGCCTGCTCTGGGGCATCTGTTGCCTCAGGTGCGTTTTCTTCGGGGGCTGTAGTCACAGCGGCCTCGCTTTCTGTTTCGGTTTCGGTTTCGGTTGTTGTTGAGTTTGTTACTGTGTTAGTTGTTGTAACTTTAGTAGTTGTTGACATAGCAGCATCTAGTGGCATCTCGCCAGCTTGAGCAGCAATACTTTGCACCGCAGCGCTAGTAAATGCGGCGCTCTCTACAAGTGACACCTCGCGTAAGGTGGCAGCGGTGACCAGGAGATAGTTATCTTTAGGCTCTGATGCGGTAACTTCCACACCAACGGATAGGCCATCCATTAACGCTTCCTGGGCTAGCAAAATTGCATCATTACCACGTGAGCTAGAGCTAATCTTAAAACTTGCGTATAAACCATCGCTTGCGCTGTTAATAGTTTTCATACGTCCTACAGGCTTTGTATTATCGTGAGACATTAAAAGTTTAATTTTGTCAGGATTCTCGGCGCTGATTGAATTAGGAGCAAACACAACGCGGCCTGCACTTGTGTTACCTACTTCTCCATATGGCGCAATTTTGCCAGCGATGATGCGGCGCTCACCACTATCTACCGCTTGTACTACTCCACTAAACGTTAATAGCATTAGTGCCGTTCCCTTCATTAAGGCCCATTGGGCTTAGTTGTTCCATACTTTGAGCAGTTTGTAAATCTATTAAACCTAGATTAAGCATTTTTTCTATTGCATCTAAACGAGCTGCAGTATCGGCACGTAGGAAAGTCTCATCTAGGGCAAAGCGCACTACGTTACCGTGTGCAGTAATATCATCCATAGAT